GTATGAATAGGAATATGCATGCATCTTTTGTATCTAAGGAACGGTGGGAAACAAACACCCCATATACTTATGATACAATATTATCATATATCTATCCAAATGGGAAAATAAAAGACTCTTTAAATAGTATATCATTGGAGTCTATATATAGAAATTCTGCCGAATATATTTATAATGATCGCGAAACAACAAACAGTGACAATTATAAAAAATTAATACCATTGTATGAGAATGCAATCGTTGAAATTGTAACGGAAACTACTGCACTGGAAAACACTGCAAATATTGCAGAGAAATTTGTACATTGTGTTATTGGGAGATGCTTTCCTATTATTATTGGAATTTACAAAAATGTAGAATTATATAGAAATATGGGGTTTGACATGTTCGATGATATAATAGACCATAGTTACGACTTTGAACCAAACCCATTCTACAGAATGAAAATGGCAATAGATTCTAATATCGAAATTCTAACAAATAAGGATTTAGCATTTTCGTTCTACGAAGCAAACAAAAAACGATTAGATGCAAATGTGGAAAATTATATTAAGCAGTATGACATAATACTTGCTGACACCATAGGTAATTTGGATGCTGAACTATCTAAATTCAGCGTATAAATACATTTAATGGCATTCCAAGCAGACGATAGTGCATTAGTTAAGAAACCGCACGTTAAAACACCCTTTACGGACGAACAGTTAACCGAGTTTGCAAAAACTGCTGACCGTATAACGGGCGCGTACTTCTTTATGGATAAATTCTTTTGGATACAGCATCCAGTTAAGGGAAAAATCCAGTACAAGGCGTTTCTGTATCAACGCGAGTTACTTAAAGTTTATCATGAAAATCGCTTTAGTATTAATATGCTATCGCGACAAACAGGCAAAACAACAACAGCGGCAGGATATTTGTTGTGGTACGCAATGTTTGTTCCTGATAGCACTATACTAGTTGCGGCACATAAGTACGATGGAGCACAGGAGATTATGCAACGTATTAGATACGCATACGAGAGTTGCCCCGACCATGTACGTGCAGGTGTAACAAGTTACAACAAAGGGTCTATTGAGTTTGATAATGGTAGTCGTATACAAGCACAAACAACAACCGAAACAACTGGACGTGGTTTATCTATCTCGCTATTGTACGTGGATGAGTTCGCGTACGTAAGACCTACTATTGCAACTGAGTTCTGGACATCAATATCACCTACGTTAAGTACAGGTGGTCGAGCAATTATAACAAGCACACCCAACAGTGACGAAGACCAATTTGCACTAATTTGGAAAGGTGCAAATAAGCGCGAAGATGAGTACGGCAATGAAACTGAGTTAGGTGTTAATGGATTTAAAGCGTTTAAAGCAATATGGAAAGAACATCCTGAGCGTGATGAGAAGTGGGCAGACGAAGAACGCGGTCGCATCGGAGACGAACGATTCCGTCGAGAACATTTATGTGAATTTATCATCAATGATGAGACATTAATTAACGCTACTAAGTTATTTGATTTAGAAGGTGTAGAACCGCTATTTAAACACGGCCAAGTACGCTGGTACAAAAAACCAGAACCTGGTAAAATGTACTGTATTGCACTTGACCCTAGTTTAGGCACAGGCGGAGACCCTGCCGCCATTCAGGTATTCGAAGCAGGTAGCATTACACAAGTAGCAGAGTGGAGACATAATAAGTCTACTATTCCACAGCAAATACGCATAATGCACGAAATCATTACGTACATCAACGATGAAATAGATGACCCACAAAGCATTTACTACACGTTGGAGAACAATACAATCGGCGAAGCCGCATTAATTAGCCTAGCAGAGTTTGGCGAAGAACAGTTTCCAGGTATGATGTTAAGCGAAGCAAAGAAAGCAGGAGTTGGGAGACGTTTTAGAAAAGGATTCACAACAACAAACAAAAGTAAGTTAACTGCGTGTGCTAAGATGAAAACACTAATTGAAACAGGAAAACTTACTATTAATAGTAAGTCACTTGTATCTGAGTTTAAGAATTTTGTAGCACATGGCACTAGTTACGCAGGTAAGCCAGGAAGTACAGACGACTTAGTAATGTCAACAGTGCTAATAATTAGAATGCTACAAACACTGCAAAATTATCATCCTGAGTTAAGTAATAATATAAAAGACTACAATGACAGTGTTATAGAACCTATGCCATTTATACTTTTTTAAATGGTTTCTAGTAACATATCAGTAGAGTAGAAATTATCTTCTGATAGGTCTTTTGTGTAGTATTCGTAGTCTTCTTTAATAACTTCGTACAGTCTAGGAAACGTAGAAGCGAAATCTTGCTTTCTGTAAATGTCCTGTCTTTTTGCCCATATACAAAATTGTTTAAATACTGCTGTATCCCCATCATTAATGAACATGTAGTCAACTATGTCGGAGTGGTTGGAACCATGAAATTGTTTTACTTGTTTTTTTAGGTATAACGGTGCATTAGTCACGTTCAACACAGCAGGTGATTCTATTGTATTGACATATACATGTCCTATCGTATCTTTTAACCATTTGTATGTATCAGCAACGTTAAACATCGTGAATAAATCAAAGCAAGTTGCTCCTTGAAAGAACCACTCAGTATCTGGGTACAATTTTGGTAATTCCATGATACGTTCTATATTGTTGCGTACTTTATCCCATTTACCAGGCCATCGCAAGTATTCAAACTTATCACCTGTTCCGTCCATGCTTAACCCAAGTTCAATTCTTTTGAATCCACTCCACGCTTTGTGTAATCTATCCAATGGATACTGCATGCAATTTGTGCTGTAGAACAAAGTGCATTTTTTACTTTGTCCTGTACTTACCAAGTATTCCAATAAATCAATGTGTGTTCTATTTAAAAACGGTTCTCCGCCAAAGAATTCCAACTTCACCACATTTTCACTTATTTTATTAAAACCTTCATACTCCATGTGTGCTTTATCACGTCTTGGAATGAAACGTCTAATGCCGTTTGTTTTAGCGTACTCATCCTCCCTTGTACTACTGTATTTGTCCGCATAGTGAATGCCTTCGCTCGCGAATAAACTACTATCCCACCCTGAACAACTTCTACATGCAATATTACAAATGTTACTTGTTTTTGTTGTAATGGTGAGTGGTCCGTTTGTCCATTTGCCATTCTTAATGTATTGGTCGTATATATTGTCGATGTTAGGGAAATAGGTAGGCATTAGTTGTCTCAGACTTTGCTTGTTACCTTTCTCTTCATTCTTGCATCTATGGCATTCATCAGGAAATTCACCATTAATGAACTTCAACCGCAAATTGTTTAATTCTGGTGCATTCCATCTATCTACTTTCGACATACCACCATAATTCCACGCACCAGCACCGAATGGACACGGAGCAGTTGACCCTTCCTCATTTTGGCGTGTGTTGATGAATGGTGCCACACAAAAGTTTTGTGGTATTTCTGAAGGTACTAATTTTGCTATGTCAGCGGTTACTTTATTCATAATTTTATTCATAATATATATATATATAGTTAGTTATACAAAGTACAGTCATATTGTATTTTTTAATAAATACATAAAACATTACCTTATTGTACTATGCAAAAAAACACATCACAAAAATTATTCGATTTATTATTAAGCAAGGATTTTGATATCAAAACACTTGATTCCAATGGTAAATTCATTGCTGATATAACAGATGCCGATATTTTCAGTTTTGATTTTATCAGCAATACTGTAAATTATGGTACCGTGGTTATATTATTGAGCGACGATGGTGCTTTTGAAATTTTCTTTGGTGATAACATTGGTCGTGGATTGGAACGGGATGCCAAAAACACGTGGTACGACTTATTGTACCAATTACGTATGTTTGCTAAACGCAATATGATGAGTTTCTCACTTAAGAACATTAATAAGTTAAAACATACGATGCAGGGATTGGCAACTATCAAGGAAGGTTTGTACGAAGGTTGGAATGGTACTAGTAAGTCTAGTTATAATCCACAAAATAACAAAACCAAATTAATCATCCGACATAGTAAAAAAATTGCTGAGGGAGACCAACGCTTTCGTAATATTAATTCAATATTCATCGAAAATGGAGATGGTGAGCGGTTTAAGTTACCATTTAAGAGTATTGCTGGCGCAAGAGCAATGGCAAGACATGTTTCGGAAGGTAATACCCCATATGATGTATTTGGTGTGCACATTACAGAGACAATCAATAACATAAACACTTTGGGAAGTTTCCTGCGTGTTAAATCAATCAATGAGGGCACAGCATCTAGTAAGATAATAGAAACATGCCAACATCATAATAAGAGACTAAAAAAGAACATTAAATTAATGAGTGGTGTACGTGGTTACAAGAAGTATATAGAATCTTGGTCACCATCTACTATTAACGAAGATGAGCAGATAATTGAGAAAGTACGAAATCTACTAGTGCCAGAAGGAGCATCAGATGATAGGGTCAATGACGTATTGCCTGTACTTGCTAATCTAATTTCAGAATACCGTGCACGTAAAACAGAAACAAACGAATCTAAAACAGAAACAAACGAATCATTAAAAGTGGAGAATAGTACCATGCGAGAATTGACAATGTTTGAAAGTTGGGCAAATAATATTACAGAAGGAACGTGGGCGCTACCAGATTCTCCTGAAGCATTGGATAGATTGAAAGAAATACTAAGTAAAGAACTCCTAGTTGGAGTCGATGCTACGAATGCAACCGAAGTTCTTTATGACATTATTGGTGACGATGAATTATTTGATAATCTCGCTGATTTAGCAAGAGATGACCCAGAAGCAGATGCAAGATTTGCTATTGTCAATTGGATGAAGGATTACGGGTTAGAAATTAATGAGATGGGTTCTGATATGAAGAATATTATTACTGACATTGAAGGTTCACACACAAGTTTAAGCATCTAGTAAACGACATATTATATTATATTATTTTAATTTAGCCGAAATCATTATTTTGGTTATTTGTGCGGTCTGTGTAATAAAATACTATATATAATAACAACTGATTTAAAAATACGAAAGTAAACATAAATCATAAATAGAACCGAACATATACATAGGTATATCCAACATAACCATGAAGGGAATGTTGATTTAGGTTAACACGAAAAGGTAATTACACAGGAGAAAGAATATGGCTTCATTAGCAGATATCCGTGCCCGTTTAGAGGCACAAGAACACAAACCAGCAAACAACAATCAATCAGGTGGGTTAACATACCCTCATTGGAAAATTAACGAAGGTTCACAGGCAATCTTACGTTTCTTACCAGACGCAAACGAAGAAAATCCATTCTTTTGGGTAGAGCGAGCAATGATTAAATTGCCGTTCCCTGGCATCAAGGACCGTGACGCAAAAGATGTAATTGTGCAAGTTCCGTGTATGGAAATGTACGGTGACAATGAAGTATGTCCAATATTAGCGGAAGTACGTCCGTGGTTTAAGGATAAGTCAATGGAAGATATGGGTCGTAAATATTGGAAGAAACGTACGTACGTATTCCAAGGATTAGTACATCAAGACCCAATTGGAGAAGATAATGTGCCGGAAAATCCAATTCGTAAGTTTATGATTAGTCCGCAAATCTTTACTATCATTAAGGCTAGTTTAATGGACCCTGAAATGGAAGATTTACCAACAGATTACACTAATGGTTTAGATTTCCGTGTTACTAAGACAAGTAAGGGCGGATATGCAGATTACAGTACAAGCACTTGGTCACGTAAAGAAACAGTATTATCTGCAGAAGAAGTACAAGCAATTGAGACATTTGGTCTAAATGATTTAAGTTCGTGGCTACCACCAAAACCAAACGAAGTTGAATTGAAAATTATTCACGAAATGTTCGAAGCAAGTGTTGATGGTCAGCAGTACGACGTAGAGAAATGGGGTAACTATTACCGTCCATGGGGCGTTGATAAACCTTCTGGTAATGCACCGATTGTAACTCCGATTGCAGATGTATCTACAATGGGTGATTCGCCATTCCAAGAACCAACATCAGAAGTTAAAACTGCAGATGTATCTGGGGCGGATGTGAGTAGCACCAAACCAGAAGATATTTTGGCACAGATTAGAGCAAGACAAAACGCATAATCAATCAACAACCAATGAAGGCAGTATTTTTATATACTGCCTTTTTTAATTTAAAAAGGATTTATTATGGGAAAACCATTTGACGTAAGTAAATTTAGAAAGAGTATAACAAAATCAATTGATGGGTTGTCAATTGGATTCAATGACCCAACTGATTGGATTTCAACCGGAAATTATGCATTGAACTACTTAGTATCAGGGGACTTTAATAAAGGAATTCCGTTAGGCAAAGTTACTGTATTTGCTGGGGAATCTGGTGCTGGTAAGTCGTACTTTGCTTCGGGAAATATCATTAAAAACGCACAGGAACAAGATATCTTTGTTGTACTGATTGATTCCGAGAATGCTTTGGACGAAGCATGGTTACAGGCACTTGGTGTAGATACAGACCCTGCTAAGTTATTAAAACTTAGTTTATGTATGATTGACGATGTTGCTAAAACAATTAGTACGTTTATGATTGATTACAAAGCAATGGCAGAAGAAGATAGACCAAAGGTACTATTTGTAATTGATTCACTTGGGATGTTATTAACACCAACTGATGTTAAACAGTTTGAAGCAGGTGACATGAAAGGTGACTTAGGACGTAAACCAAAGGCATTAACATCACTTGTGCGCAATACAGTTAATATGATTGGTGCTTATAACGTAGGAATCATTGCTACAAACCACACATACGCATCGCAGGATATGTTTGACCCAGATGATAAGATTAGTGGCGGACAAGGCTTTATTTACGCTTCATCTATTGTAGTTGCTATGCGTAAACTTAAACTAAAAGAAGATGCAGATGGCAACAAAGTGACCGATGTTAAAGGTATTAGAGCGGCGTGTAAGGTAATGAAAACACGTTATGCTAAGCCATTCGAAGCAGTACAAGTTAAAATTCCATACGAAACAGGAATGAACCCGTACAGTGGATTGACAGACTTAGCAGAGAAACAAGGTTTACTTACCAAGCAAGGTAACCGTTTAAAGTATCTACCTAAAGGTGCAGAAGAAGGTGAAGAAATTCTTATGTTCCGAAAAGCATGGGAAAAGAATACGGATGGTGCATTAGACACATTGATGGCAGACATCAGTGCGGAAGATGAGGCAATCTATGATGATATCGATGCTAAACCAACAACTGAAAACATCGAAGCAATGGAAGTTGAAAAAGATTTATCAGAGGAGTTAGAAAGTGAGTCTTGAATTACAATTAGAAATATGGGAAGTACTACAAGAACATATCGTTGACATCAAAGATGCTGCAGATGATTTTGTGGCATTATTGATTGAGAATGGAATTGATGGTGAAAAAATTGCCGACATAACAACGAATGATGATATCAAAAAGGCATTATTAGATTATATCGATGTGGAAGTTGATGAAGACTACGACGACGACGACGAGTATTAAGTGATATGTGGTACGCAAAAGTAACACAAGATTTATCATCAATCCCTCGCTTTATTGACTACTATGATAAGGAGATAACTAAAGCGAAAGGTGAGGTGATTCTCAATGGGCATGTTGAAACTAATATCAAGGAATTGCCTGGTATCACTGAGAAACGTTTTTATCAATTGCAGGAAGTAGAAGCGGTATTGGAGTTCCTTAACATCGAACTGCGACGTATCCGACGCAAACATTTTAAGAAATATCTTGAAACATATGCACGAGCATTAAGTAGCAGGGATGCTGAAAAATATGCCGATGGTGAGGATGAGGTGATTGATTTTGAGTTATTAATCAATGAGGTCGCGTTAATAAGGAATCGTTGGTTAGGTATTATGAAAGGTTTGGATACGAAGCAATGGCAATTGGGGCATATTGTTAAGTTACGCACTGCGGGCATGGAAGACGTTGTTGTGTGATACACGTAGTAAATTTCTATATGTCAATGGGGTATTAGTTTACAACGCTTGGGATAATGATTTTGATATAATCAGGAAAGGAAATTTCCTCACACTATTCAAAGAACAGATGGTGCTAGAGAATATATCGATTCCTGCGTTGTGTATATTTGATTGTACCAATGAAGGTGTGGGTGCATCGGACATTGGCAATATGGTCAACGCAATCACAACATGTTTCACAACAGAAGTTCGTGTTCTATTCAATGTGGTAACTAACCATCATTCCACCTACGAATATAAATGCTTCCCTACACATATGGTTGCGCATTGTCAATTCCTGCGTCACGTAAATTCATTGAATATAAATTGGGATGATATCGTTGTTGATAGGTATTTCTTATCATTGCAACGCCGTGCATCGCTTAGTAGGGTCAAATTTACTAAGATGCTGTTAGACACGTTTGATGAGAATCAATATATTATCAGTTGTGCATCACAACCCGATGCATGGATGCATAAATCAAATGCAATATCTGATGCATTTCATCCACGTACACTACCTGTTCTCGTTGATGGTGTAGTAGATGGTGATGATAAACAACATCATCACACTAACGAATCATTCTTCAAGTGTCTTATTAATATAATATCAGAGACTAGTTCACAAACTGATGATGATAGTTGGCGAGATATATTCATAACTGAAAAAACATTTAAAGCATTTGCTTATAGGCAACTGCCGTTGTGGTTTGCTGTTCCAAGAACAGTTGCTGTAGTTAGGGATATGGGATTTGATGTATTTGATGATATTATCAATCACTCGTATGATTATGAAGAGGATGAAACTGTTCGTATGAAAATGGTGGTCGATGAATTAAGAACGTTCCTCAACAATTATACATATGATGTAATGAATAGTTTGCGAACTCAGTTATGGAACAGGATAAATAAAAACATGGAATTATTAACCAAGTTGGAATCTACCCATAACATAATTAAGAATAAACTTATATTGGAGTTAATTAAATGAGTTTTAGTTCAGCATATGATAGCCATCAACATAGTTTAGAAACACTTGAATTACTATATGCATATCCTGATTTTATGGAAAGCATTGGTAGTGTTTGTGATATGGGATGTGGTAAGGAAGGGTTAGATTTAGAATGGTGGGCAACTAGAGAAATTGATGATGATTCCATTATTCAATTGAATATAAATTGCACTGGAATTGATATTAATAGCAAGTTATTGATACAACACCAAAACATAAAATACATACAGCACGATTTCGAAGTTGTATTAGATGAAGAATTCGATGTACTGTATTGTCACGACAGTTTTCAGTATGTTATGAACCCATTAATGACACTGAGTAATTGGTATCATATGTTATCTGAGGGTGGCATGTTGGTTTTGCAGATACCAAGCACGACTAACATAGAATACAATAAATTGGCATCTTCACAGCCCAACTATCATTACTACAATCACACAATAGATGGGTTAATACATATGTTGGCAGTTAATGGGTTTGATTGTGAATCTGGATTTTTCCAACAGCAAGTAAACGACAATTGGATTAAAGTAATCGTTTACAAAAGTGATGTATCTCCATTAAATCCAAAAACCGCAACGTGGTATGACTTGGCAGACAAAGGATTAATCCCAAAGACTGGTGTCGAAAGTATTAATAAATACGGTTATATGAAACGTGAAGATTTGGTTCTTCCGTGGTTAGATTATAGTAATATTTGGTACGGACAATAATATGCAAGTAGCGTTAATTACCGGCGGCTTTGACCCTATACACAGTGGGCATTTAGAGTACATAAAAGAAGCACAGAAGTACGGTAGACTCGTGGTTGCTGTAAACAGTGATGAATGGCTAGTACGTAAAAAAGGTCGTGCGTTTATGCCATTAAGTGAACGTGTGGAGATACTACGTAACATAAAGGGTGTACAGGATGTAATAGTGTTTGATGATGGTGATGATAGTGCATGCGATGCTATAAAAATGACTGCACGTTTATATCACGGTGCTACTATTAACTTTTTAAATGGTGGCGATAGAGTTGAGGGTAATATACCCGAGATGAGAACATGTCCTACTTGGATGGATATTAAATTTCATTTTAGTGTAGGTGGAGATAATAAAAAGAATTCGTCGTCATGGATATTACAAGAATGGTTGGCACCAAAGATTGAACGAGATTGGGGTCACTATAGAGTTATACACGAAACAAGTACACATAAAGTTAAGGAACTTACTGTAGAACCTGGAAAAACCTTAAGTCTACAAAAACATCACCATCGTAGTGAATTTTGGTTTGTGTCTGAGGGTCTTGCCACTGTTGAGCAAGGTAATAACTCACGTATTTTATCTAATAGAGAATATGCGGTATATGAACAACTTGTGATACCTGTAGATTCGTGGCATAGGTTAAGCAACCGTACCAACGAACCTGTGCGTATTATAGAAATACAATATGGTACGCAATGTATTGAAGAAGATATCGTCAGTATTGTATAAATAGTAGTATAAATATATTAACATACGGAGAAATAACAATGCCATCAAGAACAATCAAAGTTTTCGGACACAGTAGCGGCGCAACTATAACATTTAATTTTAATGGTGTCGAGGTTTTTAACGGAAATATAACTGCTGGCGGAGCACCGGACACTTTAGTAGAATTATTCACCTTTGACATATCGACTGATGTGGTTGGTAGTGTTACAAGCACAACCACTGTTTCGGCTGGTGAAGTAACACTAGTGATGATAAGTGCCAATTATTCAACTGAAGTAACAACTGAAACAACTGATGACGAAGGGAATGTTTTTCCTGCAGTTACAGGGGTAGATTTACCTACTAACTTCAATTGGATGTCAGATGCAACTAACTTATCATCTACTAATAGAACAACTGATGGTGTAGTAGCACCTGCGGTTGATGGGGCATCTCCTGTTGGTGCATTGCATAATCCTATATCTGCAGGTGAGGTTTTTACTGCTGATTGGACTATCAACACTGCAATTATAAGTTAAAATTATAAGTTATTAACATTTTTTCTAAAAACTAAGTATAATACTCCCTACAACTTAAAAAACACTTGTAGGGAGTATTGTATGAAGGTAATTGTCCGCCATGGTTCGCATCGCAACCAAATAATTAAAAATAAAATATTTGAATTAGTCAGAGGTATACCCTCGAATGTCGATATTAATGGTTCGTTCATTCTGGTTAAACCAACCAAGACAGTTGGTGATGGTCGGCAGAAAACAGTTAGAATTACTGTCACAAGGGACAATTTAGAAATTTTAACTCCGAAGAAATACAAGAAAGTTAAAGTTGTGAAGAAACCTGTTGTTAAAAAAGAAACCGACGAGCAGATTATAAAGAGAATTTCTGAGCGGTTTGCTATATTGGAAGAAATGACAAGGGCAACTATCGCCACTGATATTAAAGCAATGATAGTATCTGGTCCTCCTGGTGTTGGTAAATCATATGGTGTTGAGGGGCAACTTGCGAAAGCAAGTATGTTTGATGTTATTGCTACAGTTAATCAAAAATACGAAGTAATCAAGGGTGCCATTACTCCAATTAAATTGTACACTGCGTTGTATAAGCATTCTGGTGAAGGGCATGTTCTCGTTTTTGACGACTGTGACATGTTGCTACAGGATGACTTAAGTCTTAATTTGCTCAAAGCGGCGCTGGACAGTGGTACCAAGCGTAGGGTTTTTTGGAGTTCGGAAAGCCATACATTGCGTAGAGAAGGAATTCCGAATGCATTTGATTTTGAAGGTGCTGTGATTTTTATCACAAACTTGAAGTTTGACAACGTGCGTAGTAAGAAATTAAAAGACCACTTAGAAGCATTGCAAAGTAGATGCCATTATTTGGACTTAACATTAGACACAATGCATGATAAATTATTGCGTGTAAGACAAATCGCAGAAACAGGTGAATTATTCAATGATTATAACTTGAGTGATAAACAGGGAAATGAAATCATAACATTCATGCAGACTCATAAGAACGATTTGCGTGAAATGAGTCTCCGAATGGCATTGAAGATAGCAGATTTGCGTACAATTAGTGAAAAGCGATGGAAATTGCTCGCTAAAAATACATGCATGAACAATAGTTTTTAACAGGTTCGGTATGTGTTTATTGTGTTATAAGTATAACCTCCCTAAATGAACACTACCAAACAGATGCAAGGCACCCCCTATATTGTCTTGTGTCAAACTCGGGTACAAAGTTTTAGTCACATCCTTTTGTTGGCTTTGTACCCACCTTACTTATATATTAATTAATTGTTACACTATGCATAAAAAAACAATTTTAATATCGGGACCATGTTATTCGAGTGGGACTGGATTGCAATACGAAAAGACAGATAATAAACTGTGGGTGAATCAATTAGCCTCACACTTCAACTTAGACGTTGATAATATATCCCATATTGGTAAAGGCAATAAAGAAATATTTTTACATACTGCGTCATCGTTGATTAATAAAAAATACAATTACGCAATTGTACAATGGAGAGAAATCCCATGTGAACATATACATTATGGGTTAGAGATGTATTCAACTAAATCGGGTTTAATCAATGATGTGCATATAGTCAACGACATACATTTGGTTAATGGTATTACATTAGATGCATCTGTTATGGAAAATGCAAGACAATATAATATGCAATACCAAAAGGCGCATTGGGGGATAAAAGATTTGTTGTACTATGTGAATATTTTAGTAAATCTAGCAAAACAACAAAACTGCAAGTTACTATTTACGAACTATGACATGCCATGGGGTTCACATCGATACTTTGATAAGATACAATTTGATAAACCATCTGACTTAGATGCATTCACACAAAATATGTTAGATGTGTCGGTTAGGGATGATGATGAAATATCAATATTGTATGACAAAGTACATGCAGACTATAGTAGTATAGGTTCAATACATGAGGATAAATGGATAAATTTATATGACCCTATGGTTCGTTTAAAAGTGGATACAGCAAGTAGTGATGATAGTCACCCAGGTTACAAAAGCCATGATAAATTTTCCGATTTCTTTATTAAACATTTAATTGATATATTTTAAACACAATAACATATTATGAAAACAGCAACAATAGTAGTAAGAGACGAAGTTAATTGTTCTATCAAGGGGTTGGACATTGATATGAGAAAGAAACTCGTTCATGCATTTGAGTATGAAATTCCTGGTGCAAGGTTTATGCCATCGTATAGATTAGGAAGATGGAACGGAAAGGTTTCGTTCTTTAATCTTGGTGGAAGTACATATATCAATTTACTCCCCGATATTCTTCCTATGTTAATTGACGATAGTTGGGAAATAGAGGTTGATGATAAACGACAATACCAACATGATTATGAGTTGGCAGAAGTTGATAAAGATACTTACAATCACATCACGTGGCCAAAAAAACACCCCATTGAAGGTGAACCAATTGTACTTCGTAATTACCAAATAGAGGTTGTTAATAACTTCCTAAAAAATCCACAATGTATTCAAGAAGTAGCAACAGGAGCAGGAAAAACATTAGTGACTGCGGCACTAAGTGAACGTGTGCAGGAATACGGTAGAAGTATCTTGATTGTTCCTAATAAAAGTTTAGTAGTACAAACTGAGGAAGATTATATTAATATGGGGTTGGATGTTGGTGTATTCTATGGCAAACAACGTGACTATGGCAAACAACACATGATATGTACGTGGCAGAGTTTGAATATCATGATGAAGGATACTAAGAGTGGAAAGGCAGAAGTTACCATAGGTGAGTTTCTAGAGGGAGTTGTATGTGTTATGGTGGATGAGGCACATAGTGCAAAGGCAAATGCATTGAAGACTATTTTAACAGGTCCTATGTCACACATCCCATTGCGATGGGGTTTGACTGGAACAGTTCCTAAAGAGAAATTTGAGTTCCAATCATTGTACGTGGGGTTAGGAAATGTAGTTAATAAAGTGTCAGCAAAGGAATTGCAAGACAAAGGAGTATTGGCTCGGTGTCAAGTTAAGGTTGTGCAATTACTAGACCATGCAGAGCATGCAAATTATCAAAGTGAGTTAAAGTATTTACTAACTGATTCGAACCGCTTGGATGTGTTAGTGGAACTCATTACAAAGGCAAACGTTACGGGAAACACATTGGTGCTTGTTGACCGAGTTGAGTCTGGTGAAGAGTTAGTAAAGAGATTAGGTGATAACGCAGTATTTGTTAGTGGCGTTACTAAAACTGAAGATAGAAAAGGGCATTATGATGAAGTCGCTGATTCCTCCGATAAGATTATAGTAGCAACATATGGCGTTGCTTCGGTTGGAATTAATATTCCTAGAATCTTCAATCTTATGTTACTCGAACCTGGTAAGTCGTTCGTTCGTGTGATACAATCAATCGGTCGTGGTGTACGTAAAGCGAAGGATAAGGACTTTGTTCAAATTTGGGACATCACTAGTACGTGTAAGTTTGCTAAGAGGCACCTAACGAAGCGTAAGAAGTTTTATAAAGAAGCACAATACCCATTCACCATAGAAAAATTGGAATGGAAGTAACATAAATAAATTATTTCCATTCCAATTTTACTTAAAGGCAAGTTATGGTAGTATGTACTATGATAAGTATTTTCTTTAAGATATAATAACTACATGAAAATACATACATTAGACGACACAGCATACGAACTAAACGAATTACCAGAAACAATCAATGATATGTGGTTTGCTATATTTGATAATAGCAATCCAAAGGACGCAGATTACTTTTTCGTTCCATTGATATTTTTGGAAAGTTTCACATCGCCTGCATTGGTTTTGCGGATAGGTGAGCATGTTATTAAAATGCCATTAGATTGGCAATTGCTTATTGGTGAACCTGACACAGGAGATTTAGAGGCAATTCCGTTGACCAGTATTAATGACAGAGATTTCAAAGCATTTTCTTTCAATAGTCTAAGTAGTTACGACGCAAACTTTCTGCCCGTTGAGGTTATAGACGTATACAACGAAGTTCAATGGTACAATCCAAAACTTAAAAATGGACAATACTTGGCAGTACCGTTAAGTGAAGGTGAGTCACCCACGGTTGTGTATTTCATCAAAGATGCATCAAGAAATTGCCAAGTGGTTGATTACGCACAGGCGTGGTAAATGGCACACAAATTAGATATATTTAAGGTATTACGGGCAATTGATTCAAAAGATTATGATTTCTATGACAACATGTCAGATGAAGAGAAAAAGGGATTCAGTGCTTTTCTTGGTTTGAAATGGGGTGCTGGTGTGGAAAGTGATGTATTGACGCAATGTCTTTATGTCATAGGCATGAATAATAGAGCAAACAGACACATGTTCGATATAAACAGAGACCCTAAATTGCAATGGTTGACATTAGTAGCGGGAAGTCCTAAGTTAGGAAATCAACGACATGTATGGGCATCAACAAAAAATAAAGCAATTACATCTAGTGTTAAAACTAGGCAATCTAAATTGACAAAACTATTCCCTCATTACAAAGATGATGAAATTGAATTATTGAGTAACTTAGTTACAACAAGGCAAATAACAGAATATGCGAAAGACTGTGGAGAAAAGTAAGGTATATACATGTAAATATTGCGATAAGGATTTCAAGCGAGAAACTACATTAATGGTGCACTTATGTGAGCGGAAAAGACGATGGCAGGAAAAGGACGTTAAAGGTGTCCGTATTGGGTTTAACGCTTTTATAAAATTTTTCCAATACACACAGAATTCAAAAAAACCAAAGACACAAATGGAATTTATCAGAAGTAAATTCTATGTCGGATTCGTTAAGTTTGGAAGATATTGTGTTGATATTAGTGCAATAAATGTTAATAATTTTATCGAGTATGTTATCAAGAAGAATAAAAAACTTGATTATTGGACTAGTGATACGTTATATTCGGAATACATGGATACTCTACTGACGACTGAGAATCCAATTGATACATTGGCACGTGCTATAAAATACAGTATGGTATGGGCGGAGAATAATGACACCGATAGCAAGGATGTTCTTAGGTATGGAAACAAAAATGTCATTTGTTATGCAATCACAACGGGGAAAATAAGCCCTTGGGTTCTTTATAACTGTACGAGTGGAAAGAACTTCTTACATAATTTAACACAAGAGCAAACTGAATTAATATGGGAATACATTAATCCGTCTGTATGGGAGGGAAAATTTAAAGATTTCCCAACAGATACTAACTACATTAATGGAATATTATCACAGGCGGGATGGTAACATTATTACATGAACACAATATTAATCGCAGGTGATAGTTTCGGCGCAGACTGGACAGTAAAATACACAAATAAAATGGGTTGGCCTAATATTATGGAGAATTCATTTGATGTAACCAACGTTGCGCAGGCGGGATGCAGTGAGTATAAGATACTGCAACAATTACAAAAAGTTAATTTAAGTGATTATGGTGTGGTTATTGTAAACCACACCAGTCCTTATCGTCTTTATGTCAAAGACCATCCCATTCATAAAGATAACGTATTGCACCATTCTAGCGACCTATTGTACGGTGATTTAAAATATCACTTCGAACAGACACAAGACCAATCTATTATGCCAATTGTTGAGTATTTTGAAAACTACTTTGATATTGATTACGCGAAATTTGTATATAATTTGATATACCGAGAAATACACACATTATGTGAACCCAACACAATACATCTGAGTCATATTGGCTTATCAGAAATAAAGAAGTTGGAATGCCGTGATATACATGAGATTGATATGTTTAAAAACAATTCTGGATTAATGAACCATTACAGCAGTGATGGGAATATTGAAATTGCACGAACCATAACAACAATGGTGAATGGGTTATTAAAATGAAAATGGACGCAGATATAGATATCGATTTCTTTGATAGAGACGATATATTGAAATTAATTAAACATGTGCCAGCGAGACAAGAGACAAATTCTGAATCTAAGCAACATAATAGTGGAGTGTATGTTACTGATATACCATATGACCCAATGCATAAATGTGCAAGTATTGATTATAAAGAAGCAGAAATGCGCGGATATTTTAAGATTGATTTCTTGAATGTTAAAATTTACCAACACATAACCAGCCCAAAGCACTATGCCGAATTATTGGCAATGGAACCACCATGGGAAAGGTTGCTTGATAAGAATTTCTGTAGTCAACTTATACATATATCAAATCACTTTAATGAAATTGTGACGATGAAGCCTGATAGTATTGCCAGAATGGCAATGTTCTTGGCATTGATTAGACCAGCAAAAAAACATTTGATGGGGAAAACGTGGGATGAAATTTCAGATGATGTTTGGTCTAAACCAAATAACAATGCGTACTTTTTTAAAAAAGCCCACTCAGTAAGTTATGCAATGTTGGTTAAATTACATATGAACATCATTCATCAATGTTCCTAATCAATGTTATTGATTTTCTTTTTGTTCGTTTTTGTGAAATATTATCAAAACTAGTACATGGACCGATGAGTATTGATAGGTTCTTGTTGTTATATGATGTTCTATATGACTTAAATATACTCCACTCATCTTTAAGGAATAGGTTAATCGGTATGCTTCTGTTTGATTCCCACCACCAAGTCTCACCCAATTCTAAGAACAGTAGTCTCTTTTTTGGGTCACTTATATTGCCGAAATTGTACATAGTAGTTAATATCTTATCTTGATTCATAATAATACCAATATGTTCTATATTGGCATATTGTATGATTGACAAGAAGGGATATTTTTCTGCTATTTTGAGAAATAACTCATTTTCCATAAATATTTAAATGTATTCAACTAGAATTTATTTATACAATCAGAGCCAAATTGGGTTTTTCTTTGACCCCAATGTTACTTCTACTATTCATTTACCGAGGACTAATTACGTGTACTCAAAAATACTAAAAGCAGTTAAAGGCGTGGACACAGTTATAGAGTTCCAATTCCTTAACCAAGACCAAAAACCTATTAATTTAGAAAACACCACTCTAACATTTAAACTAATTAGTGAGAATGCTGTGCTAATGAGCAAGGCATTAACCATCGTTACGCCCGCAAAAGGTAAAGCAACAATAACACTAACAAGCAACGATTTAACTGCTGTAGAAACGCAACGTGCTAATTACAGCATAGAGCGTGTGTTTAACTCATTAACAGAGTTTGCTTACGTGGATGAACAAGCAGGAACACAGGGCGTGATGGATATACTACCTGCATTAACATAATATATATATATATATATATATCATTAATAGGACTATAAATGGGAAAGAATAAGAAGTCGAATGCAGGAGCAAGTATTGTTTCAAAATTGCATTTGAAACTAGCAGAAATTGAACCAATTACAATAGCACAAGGAGATTTTTTTAAGAATTACGATACTGGAAAGTGTCAATTGTTAATGGGTTATCCAGGAACAGGCAAAACGTTCCTTAGTATGTATAAAGCATTTGAGGAGTTAATCAATGGCGGTACAGACTTAAATCAAATTGTTATTGTGCGTAGTGCAGTGCCAACACGAGACATTGGCTTCCTGCCAGGTGATATTAACGAAAAACAGCAAGTATATGAACTACCGTACAAAAAGGTATGTTCTGAACTGTTTGGAAGAGACGATGCGTATGAGATTTTAGTTAAACATGGTATTGTACGTTTTATGATTACATCGTACGTACGTGGTATTACACTAGACAACTGTATTATCATTATGGATGAATTCCAGAACTGTACGTCACATGAAGCAGATTCTGTATTAACTAGACTCGGTAAGAAATCAAAGGCGTTATTTTGCGGTGACTTTATGCAAACCGACTTTGTTAAAGATAAAGACAAGGACGTTTGTAAATTCGTAGAAGTATTAAAATCAATGCCTACTTGGTTTCAAACAAATGAGTTCGGCGTAGATGACATTGTGCGCTCTGGATTAGTTAAAGCGTACATTCGTGCTAAGTATCTAGTACACAAAGACGGGTTCTAGTATTAAACCACGTAATATCGTATCGTTTGGTTGCAGTTGGGCGTATGGGGATGAATTAGTTGACCCTGAATTAGAGAAACAAGGAATACAAGCACACTGTATAGAAAATGATTCATATCGGTTGAATCATTGTTATACAGGTGTACTAGCGAACCATTATGATTTATCACAAGAGAATCTAGCATTTCCCGGAGCCAGTTTGCAATCGATGCAATGGAATTTAATGTGGTGGTTGGATAATCACACCGATGAATACATTAACAATTCGGTATTGCTTGTTGGATTAACAGAGGAAAGTCGGTTTAGTTGGTACAATCCATTGCATGAAAGTGTGGGTAATGACCCAGATTGGAATAAACACCAACATTCAGTATGGTTGCATGAATCAAGTGATAATATAGATAGTGGTTGGTTCAAACTACACAAGCATTATTTAAATATGACTGCATGTGATGAACTATATGATTTGAATTATAAAACAACAGCACGAATCTTTGATGGAATTGGTTCTGTATACAAGATTCCAGTTGTGCAATTTAATTTATTATCCCAAAATAGTATTGATATCGATACATTACATGATATCAATACTCGTAATATACTCAAAAATCATTATAAAAAGCATGGGCATCCGACAGAGGAAGGACACCGAATAATTGCAAATTCATTGAAAGAAATACTAAACAGTGAATTAATTTGAAGTATAATTGTAATTAATGTACTTGTTGCATTACTCACATGATAGTTGTTAAGTAGTCATGTTATTCCTTTTGCAGTTAGTTTGGATGTATTCATAGGCAAAGGTGACGTTTTACTCCGCGTCCTCCGAACAGAGTAGCACAACAATTTTGAGTGGTATTGCATACAAAATTGTTTTTAATATTAGCGAAGTCCTGCTGTAGCACAACGCTAAGTGCAAAGATATTGTGTTAGTACATGAAGGTTTTTATATTTTTTGTTAAGTTTGCCTTTTCATATCACGTTGACTCTCGTGTGTGCGACAAGAGTCATTTTAATTTAACCATTCTCGGTATTCGGTCGTGCTTAAATAACATATTCCCTACTGCGTTGATATATAATATCATCATGCTAGATATCATTTCATTATTACCACCCAAGAAAAAAACAACATCAGGAGGATGGATTTCCTTCAATGCAGTGTGTTGCACACACAATGGTGAGTCATTCGATAAACGAGGGCGAGGTGGAATTCTACTAGAAAATGACCACGATTGGCGGTACCATTGTTTTAACTGTAATTTCACTACAGGATTTGTATTGGGTAAGCCAGTAGCACATAAAGCACGCCAATTATTATATTGGTTTGGAGTTAGTAAAAAAGATGTTGATTGGTTAAGTTTAGAAAGTATTAGGCATCGTGGGGTTAAAGATTTATTGGATGAGAGAAATGGAAACGATTTGCTAGATGATAAAGATGTAATTATCGATGCGAATAAAAGGTTTAAATCGGTTGAACTGCCATCATCCGCCAGATTAATTGTAAAAAGTGATACTCACTATGTTGAGTATTTAAAAAGTCGGGCAATAAAATTCAATCAATACACATTCATGATTACTCCTACTGACAAAGCACGTAATAAGAACAGAATCATAATACCATATACGAATAAAGGAAAAATCGTTGGGTACACATCTAGGTACTTAGATAATAAAACTCCCAAGTATTTAAATGAACAGCAACCAGGGTATGTTTTTGGTATAGATTTGCAGAAAGATGATTGGAAGTTTGTTATTGTGATGGAAGGTGTGTTGGATGCAATAAGTATAGATGGTGTGGCGGTTCTGCATAATAGAATCAGTCATATACAAGCCCAACAAATAAAACAACTACATAGGGAAGTTATTGTTGTTCCCGACCAAGATAAAGCAGGACTATTATTAATTAACGATGCATTATCACATGAATTCAGTGTGAGTGTCCCAATATGGGATGACCCATACGTTAAAGACGTTAATGATGCAATCGTGAAATACGGAAAGATTACAACTGTTTTGAAAATATTAAAACATAGGTACTCATCTAGTCTAAAAATTAAACTTGCCAAGATGGCATTAGTAAGGAAGTTGAAATGATTTATTGCCCTGAGATATTTCACAGTGTGTTTATTAAATCATATGGAACAAACTACATAGAATTCGGACCGTGTTGTCAATCTGGTACAAACACAATACAGAATGAAATGTTCGATTTTGATAACTCCACATTCCTAAACAAACTAAGAGAAGAAAACCACAACAACACAAAATCGTCTGAATGCAACCGATGTTGGGAGGCAGAAGCCAATAATTTAAAAAGTAAACGTGAATCTGCTGTTGAGTTTTATGAAGAAAATAATATTGACGATGTGATTAAATTACATACATTGGAATACAATACAACATGGGCATGTAATTTGGGATGCATAATGTGTGACCCAATGTACAGCAGTACGTTAGCAACTGAATTGGGAGTAACGACTCTATTCAAACAACAATCGGTGGAAAGTAAATCTAATCAAATATTAAATGAGTTGGATTTAAGTAATATAAAACGGGTGCATTTTAACGGTGGAGAACCGTTGATAAATTCAGTGCATTTGGATGTATTGAAAAAAATACCAACATTAAGTGATTGTAAGGTTTCATATAATACAAACGGTACTAAGATTCCTAGTGACGAAGTAATGCATTATTGGAGCAAATGTAAGATGGTGCGAATCTTCTTCAGTATTGATGCAATTGGTGATGCATTTAATTATATCCGATGGAAGGCGGATTGGGATAGTGTCAAAAAAAACATGCAATGGTTCGTTGAGAACGCACCAAGTAATGTTATGTTTGGTATTAATGCAACGGTAGGTGTTTATAATTTGCTCGAAATACCAGAAATGTACAATTGGTATAAGAGTGAATTCAGTACAAACCGCGAAGGGGATAGAACAGACTTCAATTGGCAAGTAGCATATAATTATGACTTTGCAAATGCATCACATATAATTAAAACCGATGCATTGAATGAATTAGGAAAACATAACATATTGCCATCATTGTGTCATGCGGTAACTGAACGGCTAAATAAAGAACAAAATGACGATTGGATTATTAATTTGAATAACATAGATGCACGCAGGAATACAGATTGGAAAGCAGCATTGCGAATAGGAAAGTATTATTAAATGAAGGAATACAATAAAGAAGTACAAAAGTTATTTCTAGAAATGATGCTCAATGATGCGCAAAGTTTCGTCCGTGTACAAAATATTTACAATGTGGAAAACTTTGACGCATCGTTGCAGGATGCTGCCACTATGATAAGCGAACACTCACTTGAGCATGGTACGTTACCTACCATTGAACAAATTAATGCAGTAACCCACACCAACCTACGACCAGTGCCTGAACTAAATGATGGTCACTACGATTGGTTCTTGGATGAATTTGAGGGATTCACACGTAGGCAAGAATTAGAGAGAGCAATTTTGGCAAGTGCTGACCTACTAGAAAAGGGGGAGTACGACCCAGTTGAAAAGTTAATTAAGGACGCAGTACAGATTAGCCTGACAAAGGATATGGGTACTGATTACTTTGATGACCCAAGAGCAAGATTAATGTCAATCAAGGATAATAACGGGCAAATAAGTACAGGTTGGTATATGTTAGATAAAAAGTTATATGGTGGGTTTAACAAAGGCGAACTTCAAATCTTCGCAGGTGGTTCGGGCTCAGGTAAATCCTTGTTCATGCAGAATCTTATGGTTAATTGGGTCATGAGCAATAAGAACTGCGTATTCATAACATTGGAGTTGAGTGAAGATTTAACAAGTATGCGTATGGATGCAATGATGACAGATACTGCATCTAGTCGAATATTCAAGGAGTTGGATAGCATTGAATTGAAGGTAAAAATGATAGAAAAGAAGTCTGGAAAATTACGCATCAAGTACATGCCAGCACAGAGTACCGTAAACGACATACGGTCGTATGTAAAGGAGTTAGAAATACAAGAGAATACCAAAATCGACTGTATGTGTATTGATTACTTGGACTTATTGATGCCGGTTGGCACAAAGGTTAGTCCAGAAAATCTTTTTGTAAAAGATAAGTACGTATCAGAAGAGATACGCAACTTAGCGAAGGAGTTGGATATTATTATGGTAACTGCATCGCAGTTGAATAGAAGTGCAGTTGAAGAAGTTGAATTTGACCACAGTCATATATCAGGTGGTATTTCTAAAATCAATACGGCAGATAACGTATTTGGAATCTTCACTAGTCGTGCCATGCGAGAACAAGGGAGATACCAATTGCAATTAATGAAGACTCGTTCTAGTGCTGGTGTCGGTCAAAAGATTGATTTAGAATTTGACTTAAACACCCTGCGTATCACGGATGCAGGAGTAGAATCCGATGTACCAACGGCAGGTGAAGTAATGGATAACATTAAACCATGTGTAACGAGTTCCAATAACAATTTACAACAATCGCCGAAGGTTGACGCAGATATCAAAAGTGCCAAGTTACAAAGTCTTTTGAATAGTATCAAAACATAATAAATACAGTATATATAATTAGTAAATGGATACGGTGTACTATGCAAAATAACACAAGAAGCATATTGGAAGAGTTGGAATCTATGTATGTTGCAAGTGATAAAAAATATATTATTTGTAGCCGTGCGGAAAACTTAATAGAAAGTGCAGGAAGATTGTTGGATTTAGTTGCCGAAGCATATACTGAAGAAGAAGCGGAAAACTTGACTCGAAAGTTCCTTAATTCAATCAGAACCAGAGATGGTCGCAAATTTCAACGTAGTTTGAAAAAAGTCAATGAAAGTCAATGAAGTATTAACTGAGAGCACCGATGTATATTTGAATACAATCAGTGACCGCCTTAGTACAATGGATGTCAATCATGCAATCGCACGTGGGTTACAAGATTCTAGAATAAGAAGCAAAGCAAGGGAATGGCTTACTAAGTGGAATGATAAAGTATCACAATTAAAACAACCTGACAATCAATCGATAATTCAACAATTACTACAGCAAATCGCTTATACTGATATGGAAATTACACCAAGTAGTTTGTCTGACAAAGCAGTTCAGCAGTTAGTAGATTTAGCAAATACGAAGCAAACAAATTCTAATATTGCATTAAAGTACTTTACTAAGTTAATGACATTAAGTCTATTGAAATCAACTGAAGAGAAACAAATTGTTGATTATGGTGATTACTTACCACATGACATGATGCAACCTGGAAGGATAGTTCCTATTAAGTTTATATTAGCAAGTGATGATAGTACGTGGGTTAAGTTCAACGGGGAGTGGTTCAAAGACATTGACGAATCCGACCATCAGGTGAGATTAAGCGACGAACCTGCATATGAAAGTACTGAAAGATTAGAAAATATGCGTGGTAGAAATATACCTATGCGTGTAGGTTCAACTGGTTCACGTACATTGGAATTTTTACATAGAAGCGAAACACAAGATTGGTTTAAAGAATATGAGTAAGTTTGAATTTTTTGATGAATTGAATGAAACAAGGATTTTTAGGAATCTAAATCTTGTCGATGGAACTAAAGCAGATGACTTAGGTTTGTTATTGGTTAATATGTTCTTCGCGCTTAATATTATATGGCACGAAGATAGAGCAAGTGCAGTTAAATACGCACGTAGTATTATGCGCCAATCTGACTTCAAAGGGTTCAGAACAACACAACCCGATATGTACAACGCTATTACTTTGTTGATGCACCAAGAACAGTACTCTGATAAGTTAGTGACTCGATACGATGTGA